TATGATGTTCATATTAACTTTAGTCCTGTAATAGTTACTGCTGGTTGGTTAGACAAATATAGAGAACTATTTGAAATGGTCAATAGTAAGGTGAAATCAAAAGATAAAGTTAAAGCAGAGGTTATATTTCTCACTCATAATGAGGGAAAACATGAATATAATATTAGACACTCTTTACCTGGAGAACATCTATTATGGAGACCAGAAATACAGGAAGATAAAATATCTCAATATGGTGGTAAGAACATTAGATATAAGGTTAGTTTAAAAGCTAATTATATCAAAGAATGGACTAAACTACATGATGAGATAATCAAATGGAACATTATTAGATACATTTTTTAAACAAACGAACAATGAATACAGAAAAAATAACACGATTTGAAGTAATTGACCATACATCAGAGATGTTAGGTAGAATCCTTGTTAGGTATGGAGTGAGTGTAGAAGTATCTATTCAGGATGATGGTAGGACTATGAAAGTATTTTTAACAGATAAAATAAAATAATATGGCAGATATAAGTATGTGTTCAAACAAACAATGTCCTCTAAAACTAAAATGTTATAGATTCACAGCTCCAGCTAATCCACATTGGCAAACTTATGCTGATTTTGAATATGATGAAGAAAAAGGGTGTGAATATTTTTGGGATAATAAAGATAGACAGAATGAGTTATCTAATATGGAATAGTCAAGATGGTTTTATAGCTCATCCAGAAACATTTGAAAAACTGGAAGATGCTAAAAAGACTATTAGAGAAATGGTAAAAGGTTATAAAAGACAGGGTTATTATAGAAATAATAAATGGGAACAAATTCCCCTAACAGAAACAATTTTCACAATTAAAAAAGTTTAATTATGGGTTTAGACATGTATTTAAAAAAAAAGACTTATGTTGGTGCAGAGCATGAACATAGAAAGGTTACAGGAGTTGTTGATATAAAAGTAAATGATGAAGCATTACCTATTGATTTTAAGAGGATTAGTAACATTGAAGAAAGTTTAGGATATTGGAGAAAGGCTAATCATATTCATAATTGGTTTGTAGAAAATGTTCAGCATGGAGAAGATGACTGTAAAGAATATTATGTAGATAATTCTCAATTAGAAGAATTATTAAACACCTGTATTAAAGTAAGAGATTCTTTAATAAATTCTAAAGAATCTATAAAATTAGAAATTGGTACTGGTGAAGATGTAGTAGAAGATATTCCAATCTTTACAGATACTTCTGTGGCAGAAGAACTACTTCCAACATCTTCAGGATTCTTCTTTGGTGGTACACAATATGATGAGTATTATTTAGATAAAATAGATTATACTATTGAACTAATACAATCTATTCTAAAAGATAGAAATGAAAAAGGGTATCTTCCTTATGATGTTTATTATCAATCAAGCTGGTAATCATGAAAAAACTAATTAAAGAATATCTAAAGGTTAATGCATACAATAAAGGACAAATTTATAAGATTTGTCCTGAAAATATGCTAAAAGACTTTGTTAACTATGTAGAAAAAAAGCAACTAAAGAATACAGTAGCTTGTTACTATTGTGGTTGGGAAGGTAAAGAGGAAGAATTACATTCTACAATAGATATGTCTTTTCCTATTAAAGAACCAACGGCTTATATCAAAATTTGCCCTAATTGTACATGTGAAAAATTAATAGATTTATGAAAAAAGAAAAAGAAAAAACAGTAAAAGAAACAACAGCAGTGGAAAGAATTATCCAAGCTTGTAAAGAACTTAATTGGTCAGTGGCTGTTCCAGACAAGAAAAAAATTAATTATTTAGTAATTGGACAACCTAAGAAAATAGACAAAATTATTTGTAAAATTATAAAAAAATAATTAAAAGTCATGTTATCTCCAGAACAAGAAGCTATTAGACTATATAAAGATGCCTATATGAGATGGTGTTACGAACTATCTCACGATAAAAATCATTTAACGGCTAAAGATATTGGCATTTATGTAGCTAATGAAGTGTTAAGATATGCAAAAGGTCATGGATTTATAGCACTAGTAGAATATTATGAAGAGGTAATAGAAATATTAAAGAGTTACAATGGAAAATAAAAGAATACTTACTGGGGATATAGAAACTTTGAAGGAATGCTTTGATGCAGGCTTTTATGATTTTACTAATAATACTTGGCATGAGTTTCAAATATCAAAGTATAAAAATGATTTGTATTCTTTTGTAAAATTCTATAGTAAAGAGAATTGGGATTATATTGTATGGTATAATGGTATTGGATTTGATACTCAGATTATTCAATATATTTTAGAAGAACATGATAAATGGTTTGACTTTAGTGGATTAGAGATTTGTGATATAATCTATAGATTTACACAATATCATATTGACAACAAGAATTATGGATTATTTAACCCATATCCTATTAACTCTTTGGAAATCAAGCCAATAGATGTATTTACAATATTAGGTCTAGATAATGAAGCCAGAAGATCCTCTTTAAAGAAATGTGAATTCCAATTAGATTATCCTAATGTAGAGGAAATGCCTATTCACCATAGTCAAGAGAACTTGACTGAGGAAGATATAGCATTTATTCAATCTTATAGAAGAAATGATGTTTTAGCTACTTATGAACTATATAAATTAGTTTTGGGTGATACAGAGCATCCTCTATATAAGGGTAATAATCAGATAGATTTGAGATTGGATATTCAAGAAGAGTTTAAAATTGACTGTCTTAACTATTCAGATATTAAAATTGGTGATGAGCTTCTAAAGAAGAGTTATGCTGATGCTATAAAGAAGCAAGTGCACGAACTACCAAGAAAAGGTTTCTTCAGGAAAGAAATTAAATTAAAGAACTGCATACCAAAGTATGTAGAATTTCAGACAGATCAGCTTAAAAAGATTTTACAGGATACTAAAAGTAAAGTGATTAAGCAGACTGATAAGCATGAAGTAGAGTTTAATTTCAAAGGCACTGAATATACTATTGGATTAGGTGGTGGTCATAGTGCAAATACTTCTCAAATATGGGAATCTGATGATAATTATCAATTAGTCGATTTGGATGTAGGTTCACTCTATCCAGCAATTATAGTTAACAATGGTTATTATCCATTTCATTTGGGTAAAGAACTATTGAAAGTGTATCAACAACTATATGAACGTAGAATAGAATTAAAACCTAAAGCTAAGAAGGATAAGAAGATTGCAGGTATTGTAGGTGCAATTAAGCTTATTCTAAATTCAGCTTATGGTAAAATGGGTTCTATGGATAGTTGGATGTATGATAAACAGGTACAAGTATCTGTGTGTCTTACAGGTCAATTTGCTCTACTAATGCTCATAGAATCTATGGAACTTGCTGGTATTCATGTATTTAGTTTTAATACTGATGGTATAACTCTAAAATTACACAAAGATAAAGTGAATACTTTTCAACAGATATGTGAAGACTGGGAAAAGAAGACTAACTTTGTGCTTGAGAGAGTAGATTATAAGAAGATTGTCTATTCCACTGTAAATGATTATTTGGCTATAACCAATGAAGGAAAAGTAAAAACTAAAGGTGATTTCATTTCTGACTTTGAGCTATGGAAGAATAAATCTAATAGAGTGGTAGCTTTGGCTTTACAGGAATATTTTGTAAATGGTGTAGATCCAAAAGATTTTATATCTAATCATAGAAATATCTATGATTTCTGTATAATGGCAAGAGCAACTGGCAGACTTCATTTGGAAGAACAATGGGAAGAGAATGGTAAAGTAGTAATTAAAGAGCATAAAAAGCTAATTAGATATTATTTATCTTCCACTTCTAAATCTCAACTATTCAAAAGAGGCATTGGTTCTACAGATAAAGAGATGAATGTTAATCTAAATGCTGATAATGATTTAGGTCCAATCTATATTCAATATTTTAATCAGTTTGAAAATAGATCAATCAATCATTACAATATAGATTTGAACCAGTATATTTATAAGGTACTTCGTATTATCTCTAAGGTAGAAAAGAATAGTAAGGATAAACAATTTGTAGAGTCACTAAAACCAACTAATCAATTACAATTATTTTAGTATGAACTATAGAAAAGTAAAGAAGATATTAGAAAGTCCAATCACTATATTGGACTTTTTAATTTTAGAGAACATTGCCAATAACTTAGGAGATGAATTTGTTAATGATTTATCGTTAATTGGTCATATAGAGTTCCTTAGAAAAGAGGAATTAATATCTGACAATAATAAACTAACTCTAAAAGGCAAAACTCTACTAGAAGGATTTAATAAGTTTGAAACTAAAACTGATAATTTCTTTTCTGCTCTTCATAAGAAAATGCAAGATAAACTTGTAGAACTAACTGGTAAGAAACAGAAGATGTTACAGGGTAAATATGGCTTTATACCTAATGAAAGAGATTTAACTTTGAAATTACAAAAAGTTATTAAAAAGTATGCATTGGAAGATTTGGAAAAGGTAGAAAAAGTATTACTTTCATACATTGAAACTTCCTACAAGGCTAGATTTGAATATGTAAACACTGTAGAATATTATATTCTAAAGAATGACTCTTCAAGATTAGCCACTGACTATGAAGACTTTACAGAAGAAAAGAATAAATCATTTGACGATAATGCAGTAAATATATGATAGACATATTCAACAGTTTAGAAACAGAAGTAAATAAAGGAATGACAGGTGGAAACAATGGTATTCCTATTGGACTTCCAGGATTAGATAGATATATATCTATCAGAAAGAGAATTTATACATTAATCTTTGGGTCAAGTGGTTGTTTATCTCATGGAACTAAAGTAATAATGCATGATGGAACAATGAAAGAAGTTCAAGATGTGAAAGTTGGTGATAAATTAATGGGTCCAGATTCTACTCCAAGAACAGTTCTAGAACTCAAAAGAGGTTTTCAACAAATGTATTGGATAAAACAAAACAAAGGAATAGACTATAGAGTTAATGAAGATCATATTTTGCATTTGAGAAGAAGAAAAAGAAAAATCCTAAAAAGATCTGTACTACCAAATCAAGATGGAATTCCCCACAATAAAAGAAAAAGAGATATTGAATATGGAGAACAAGAATCTATCTACTTAAATATTTCAGTTAAAGATTTTTTAACAAAATCAAAGTCATTTCAAAAATCCTATAAAGGATATAAAGTAGGAATTGAATTACCTAAAAGGAATATAAAAATAGATCCCTATTTTATAGGCTTGTGGTTAGGAGATGGAACTTCTACAAAAACAGAAGTGACAACTTCTGATTTTGAAATAGTTGATTATTTAAAAACTATATGTAAAAGTTTAAATTTAGAATTAAACAAACATTCTAAATATAGATATTCTTTAATAAATCCTAAAAAAGGAGGTCAACCAAATAATTTAAAAGATATTTTAATACATTACAATATAATGGGTAATAAACATATCCCTGATGATTATCTCTATAATGATAACAAAAATAGACTTCAATTATTAGCAGGACTATTGGATTCTGATGGTTATAAAGGAGATGGTGGTTATTATATAACTCAAAAAAATGAGAAATTAGCAAAACAAATAAATTATCTTATACAAAGTCTTGGATTTTATAGCACTATTAAATCAAAAATTGCTAAAATGAAAAGAAAAGATGGAACTATTTACGAATGTGAAGTTTTCAATGTTTGTTGTTTTGGAAAAGGTATAAATAAAATACCTTGTAAAATTAAAAGAAAGAAATATACTACTGACAATTCTAAAAATTATGTAGATAGTTTAAGTACAGGAATAGTAATTGAAAAAGACACTGTAGATAATTATTACGGTTTTACTTTAGATAGAGATAATTTATTTCTTTTAGAAGATTTTACAGTTACGCATAATACAGGAAAATCTTCTTTGGCTAACTGTTTGTATATTCTAAATCCATTTGATTGGTACTGGAAGAACAGACATAACACTAATGTCAAGTTAAAGATTGTCTATTTCTCTATGGAAAGATCATCAGTTTATGTTACTGCTAAATGGTTAGTTAGGAAAATATTCCTTAACGAAGGAATATTATTACCACTTCCTAAATTAATGGGTTGGTGGGATACAAAGCTAACTAAAGATGAACATGACCTATTTCTAAGATATAGACCATATTTTCAGAATATGGAAGATATAGTAGAGATAGTAGATGGTGGTATTAATCCTACAGGAATCTATAAATGGATTAAAAATTATGCAGCAGCAAATGGTAAAACTGAAAAGATTTCTGAGTTTAATAGTGTTTATATTCCTAATGATGAAAATCTAATCACTATTATTCTTGTAGACCATCAATCTCTAATTAGAAAAGAGTCTGGTTTAGCAACTAAAAAGGAAGCTATAGATAAACTATCAGAGCATTTACAATATGCTAGGGATTTCTATGGTTTCACTCCTGTATTAGTAGCTCAGATGAATAGAGATATTGCCAATGTACAATATCAAAAAATGGATACATTTGAACCTACTCCAGAACAAATTAAAGATTCAGGTACTTCATTTGAGGATAGTGATGTTTGTATGTCATTATTTGATCCTATTAAGTATAAAACAACTGCTCCTACAAGACATGATGCTAATAAACTAATAGATTTAAATACTGGTGCTAAATATTATAGAAGCTTAAAGATTCATAAGAATTCTTGGGGCGAAGATGATATTAGAAAAGGTATGGCGTTTCATGGTGCAATAGGACATTTTGCTGAACTGCCTAAATTTGACCAAATAACAGAAGGTGATTATCAAGCTGTTTTAGATGGAACTTATTTCTTAACAAGATAATAAAGAAGAGTAAATATATTGTTCACATTAAAATTGTATATTTGGGAAAAGAAAAATTATGAGTAAAAGAGACACATTTGCAAAGGTTTTAGTAGTTGCACCTTCAGGTTATGGTAAATCATTCCTAAGCAAAACAGCAGATTTAGAAAGTACTGGCTACATCAATACTGAGAATAAGCCACTTCCTTTCAAAGGTAATTTCAAATTTCATGGTAGACCAAAAACTTGGGCAGGTATTCTGAAGAATCTTGAAGACTATGGTAATAATCCTGAGATTAAAAACATTATTCTTGACTCTCAATCAATGGCATTTGACACTTTGCATTCAGAAATGAAGCAGAATTTCAAAGGCTTTGACATCTATTCAAACTATAACACTCAAGTAAAGAGATATTTAGATTTGATGAAATCTATTGAGAAAGATATTATTGTTACATCTCATGATGAATCTGTAGTGGTAGAAGGATATAAACAGAAGAGAGCTAAGGTTCATGGTAAAGAGTATGAAGGCAGATTAGAAGCTCACTATACAATTGTATTGTTTGGTGCTAAGAAGCTTGAAGACAATAAACCAAAGTATTTCTTAAGAACTTTTGAAGAAGATACTTCATCCAAGACCCCTGAGGGCCTTTTTCCTGACTCCAAAGGAAACAATAAATTGGAGATACCTAACGATGCAGGGTATATATTTGGTGCATTGGAAGAATACTATAGTTAAGTTATGAAAGTAAACAAAAATGAAGGCGGAAGCCAAAGAACCCTTTATGTAGGTGTGGGTACAGTAACACCTCTAATCTTTAATCCAACAAGAGAACAGTTGGATAAAGTCCTTGGAATTGAAAGAGATGAAGAGGATGAGAAGAAACCTGAGTTTGAATATCTTAAAGAAGATGTAGAACTTACCATTAGAAAGAAGAATGATCTTGGTGAAGACATTGAAGAAACTGTAACCACTAAACAGCTAAAAGTAACTGTTTGGGTTAGAGAAACTAAAACAGATCAAGTGTTTCCAATTAACTTCAATCTATATGATATGGATGATGTTTCTGCATCTGGTAAGTATAAATTTGTAAATCAACATGGTAAATCTGTCTATTCTGATAGTGAAGAAAATCTTGGTGATTGGTTTACAAACACTCCAGGAAAGAAGAAATTCTCTTTGTCTTATAGAAAAGCAAAGAAAGGAGAAGCTGCATTCTTAGAATTCTTAGCTAAGTGGACTAATATTTCTCCATTTGATGTAGAAAGTTCATTATTCTTAGAGAATGAAAAGAAATTCTGGAATGGTGATATGAAAGAACTAAATAATCTAATAGGTGACTTTCAAGATAGCAGTGTAATGATTGCATTTGCTGTTAAAACTAAAGAAACAGAAGAAGGAGTGAAAGAGTATCAGGCAATATCTACTAAAGCATTTTGTAACAGTTCTTTTATGAAATTCTTTAGAGCTTATGAAGCTAAGAACTTTGAAGGTCTAAGTAAATCTGCAAAGATAGGTGATGTATCTATGTATGCATTAAATGATTTTATTGAAAGCAATTTTGGTGAGTATGGTGTTACTGATTTTACTCTAAAAGCAGAAATTCAAGAATATGACCCAAATGCTAATCCAGTAAATTCTGAAAAAAGTATTGTAGAAACAGACGCTGATTACTAGTTTTTTATTCATATTAATTTTTCCCTAGTCAGAAATGGCTAGGGTTTTTAATTTAAAGATATGAAAATAAGAAAACAGGTAGATAGAGAACTAATATTATCCAAAGTAAGTCAGGAACAAATATTCAGGTATTATTATCCTTATAGATTTAAGCTAAATGAAAGATGTCTTTCTTGTTTTAAAGAAGAAAAGAATCCTTCAATGATCATAGGTACTAAATCTCAGAGTGGTGATATAATTTTTAAATGTTTTAATTCCAGTCATAGTGGTGATTGTTTCCATTTTGTAATGCAGTTGTATAATCTTGATTATCATGAAGCATTAGAAAAGATTGCAGGAGATTTTGGTATAACTAATGAAGTAAAATATAGAGAAGTAATAGAAAAATTACCTCCTGTAGAAATAGTTAAACAAAAGAAAGCTCCAAAGATTATAGTGGCTACAAAGCCATTCACTAAAGAAGAATTGAAATATTGGGAAGATTATGACCAAGGATTAGAAGATCTAAAAAGAGAAAATATCTATGCTCCAAAGCAAATATGGGTAAATGGTGATAAGAAACCAATAGATAAAAATGAATTGGTATTCTGTTATTATTATCCTGAGATAGATAAATGGAAGATATACAAACCGTTTGCAAAGAAAGAGTTTAAGTGGTATACTAATGTCCCATTTGATTATATTGAAAATATCAATAATGTAGAGAACTGTAAAAAGGTTCTTATAGCTAAATCAAAGAAGGATAAGATGGTGCTACAGAAAGCATTGAACTATGATTGCATAATTACCAGTCAGGCAGAAGATATGTCTTGTTTTAATCAAGAGTCTATTAGGATTCTAAAGACATGCAAGAATGTTTACACTGTATTTGACAATGATACAAAAGGTAAATCTGCATCATGGGCATTGACTAATAACTTTAATTTCAAGCATTGTAATGTTCCAGATAAATATCTTGTAGAAGGAATAACAGATTTTGCTGATTTATATAAAGTTTATGGTTCTTATAGAGTTAGAGAACAATTTGTTAAAAAGAAGATTATATGAGTAAATTAGAAGTAGAGAAATTTGAACCTCTATTGGGAGAATGGTTTAGATATCTAAAACCAATCTTTGAGAGTGAAAAGATGTATAATTTATATCAAGAGTTTAAGAGTTCTAGAGAAACTATCACTCCAAAGAGTAGTGATTTGTACAGATTTCTACAATTATGTCCACCTGAAAACCTGAAAGTCATTCTTATGGGAATGGATAGCTATTCTGGCAAATATAAAAATGGTGAACTACAGGCTACAGGTGTGGCATTTGATTGCAGTAATGCTCCTGATAATAAATTACAGCCATCATTAACAGCATTTTGGGATGGTATTAGACATGATTTTATGGAAGATTTACCATATGAAAATGATTTAACATTTCTATGTGAACAAGGTGTAATGTTAGCCAATAGAGCATTAAATTGTAAACTGTATAAAACTGGATCATTTATAGGTAAATGGGACTTCTTTTGGGAGTTTTTCTTTCAAGAGGTAATGATGTCATTTCCTGGAGTACCAATAGTATTCTTAGGTAAAGATGCAAAAGTGCTTAGAAAGTATGTATTTGAAATGAATAATCCTGTATTTGAACTAAATCATCCAAGTTTTAATGCAAGAAGCGGTACTCTTTGGGAAACAGAAAAAGTGTTCACTAAAATAAATAAACTAATACAACAAAACAATGGAGCTGAGTTTAGAATTAAATGGAGAAAAGAGTGATTTCAAAAGAGAAATCTTATCAATCCTAAACAAAAAATTAAAAGATGTAGAAGAATTACCTACTTTTCCACAAGGTAGTTCTAAACATTATATGTTATTATCAAGAAAAGAAACATTAGAAGAAATTATCAACTTAATTAAACGAAAGTAAAATGAAAGATTGGACCACAACAAGAGAATTCTTATTAGAGATTCCAAGACCAGAAGTAACTAAAAGCTATACCCCTATTGCACACAGTGTATTTATTAATGAATTGCGTGAAGAATTAGATAAAAGAGGTTATACTGTAGCAGAAGAAAGATATTTACATGCTAATAAAGGTCAGATTTTGACAGGTAATTTTAGAGTGACTAATGGCGATAGTGAAATGATGCCTATGATAAACTTTACTAATAGTTATAATAAAATGCGTAGAGCAGAGATTTGGGCAGCAGCAATGGTTTTAGTTTGTAAAAATGGTATGATGGGTAAAACTTCAACAGGTCATTATTCTAGAAAACATTCTGGTACAGCATTAGAAGATGTTAGACAAAAAATGATTGAAGTGGTTGCTTCTTTAGATGAAGAGTTTCAAAGACTAAAGAAGAATGCTGAAGAAATGAAACAAATTGAATTAGATAAGAAAGTTATTGCACAATTAGTAGGTGATATGTATATCAATGAATCTCTAATTAAAGCAGAGCAGTTATCTATTCTAAGCAATGAAATTCATCATTCAATTAATTTCAAAGGTAACACTGTATGGGATTTCTATAATCATGTAACTGAATCTTACAAGCATAACCATCCAATGGATTATGATAAACAACATATTAAGTTTCATACCTACATGACTGATAAATTTAGTTTGTCTGGTAGTAGAGGACTATATGGTCAACAAATTGAAATAGCAGAATTAGTATAATTTTTCTTAATAGAGGGGAGTGCAATGCTCCCCCAAATTTTAAATTTAAAGTTATGAGAGAAGAAAACTTTTTATATCATGTGTCTTATGCAATAGACAAACTAAACAAAAAGATGACTGTTTTCTATAAGGATCAGCCTTTGAAAACTATAGAGTTAAAACAAAATTTGAGCTACAATCCTATTAATGAAGAATTGGCTCATCAAATAGCATTAGAATCAGATTTAGGAAAAGATTTAGTGAAAGGAGAATTATGAAAAGTTTAGATTATAAAGCAGTTGTATGGTGTAGATTGATTTTACCAGAGAGTGTTGATTTAGAAGAAGTTAAACAGAAGTTAGAAAAAGGAATAGATCCTTTACTTATAGCTTTTGAAGATGGTATGTTAGAAAGTAAGAAAGCTTATGAAACTGGAGAATGGGAGTTTTTAGATGAAACAGAAGATCTTCTTACAGTTGAAGAGAATAATGGGTTTTCTACTATAGAACTAATAGAAAATGGTGATGTTATTTGGGCAAATGGTAAAGAAGAATAATATGAAAAAATCAGTAACAATAGAAGTAGAAGAAGGCTTAGTTCTTGAAATAATTGGAGATTATAGTCCTGAAGAGAAAGAAGTTAGATACTAT